ATGGAAGTGTTGAAAATAGAGAAGGTTGTTTTACATGTATCTGAAGTGGCCAGTTTATTGCAATGCAGCAGTATAACTGTGTACAAGCTGATTCACTCGAGAGAATTACCCGCTCATAAGTCAGGTAAAGCGTGGAAAATCCGGGTATCCGACTTGGAAAAGTATTTGCGATCTATCAAGCCGTATAACGGTTTAGATTGATTATGACAGATGAATGACGATTAAAAATGATTTTTATATTGATACATATTCTCTTATATATATCTAACATCGTCATTAATAAACGATATAGAAAAGAGGTGTTTCATCATGTTTGAAGAATATGGGGATTTAGTAACGGTAGAAGAGTTTGCCGATATGCTGTCCATCGGCAAAAATGCTGCCTACACGCTGTTAGCATCTGGTAAAGTCAAGTGCTTTCGGCAGAATCGTATATGGAAAATTCCTAAGGAAGGAGTGATTCAATATATCCGGGAACAAAGCCACCTAGTATAAGATGTGACATCAAAAAGTATCATATTATTAAAAAAATGAATATATAGGGACCTTGGGTATTTCCAGGGTCCCATTTTGTTTGTCAGAGTTATGTTTTTGACTTATATAGTATATACATGACATAACAGTATGAAGAATGAGATTACAATTCTCTGCAGAATTTCATAGTAACATAGAAAACCGCAAAAGGCCCGGACTCGTAGCAGTCCGGGCCTTTTGTTGTCTGAAAATGGTAACACATATTTTTATAGTTCACATATAGTATATAAGGAGGAATGGATCATGAAACGAGGACGTACATTACAGGAAGTAGGGGCCGAGTTAACACGGCAGCGAAAAAACCGAAAAGATTTTTTGGCAGACACCCGGAATTTAGAGATGGAAACGACAGACGGGATATCAAAATTAGCAGTACTGCTTGGTAATACGGAAAAACGATATACGGTTGGCCCTATTGCCCATCAGCAGATTGCATCGCGGCTGCAGATCCCGTATCGGTACTATCAGAAGATGCAGCAGAAATTTCCGATGCTGTTGGATGAAAGCGTGAACGGCTGGTTCCGGCAGACCCCGGAACGGCGGATGGTCCGGGTACTGGACGGTAACGTTCGGGCGTTTTTGTCCGATCGCTATCGCAGATTAGATCATTTGGAATTATGCAGTGCAGTACTTCCTGTCATTCAGGACATGAAGGGAGCGGAAATAGTAAGTTGTGACGTGACGGATACTCATTTGTATCTCAAGGTCATTAATCGGAAACTTAAGGGAGAAGTAGCTGTAGGGGATGTCGTACAAGCTGGGTTTGTGATCAGTAACAGTGAAATTGGCATGGGAAGTTTGCGAGTGGAACCGTTACTGTTTCGCTTGGCTTGTAAGAATGGGTTAATTATCAAGGACTATGCTCAAAAGAAATACCATGTTGGGCGGCAAATCAATGAACAAACGAACGATGCTTACGAACTGTATTCCGATGAGACACTGGCACAGGACGATAAAGCCTTCTTTATGAAAGTACAAGACATTGTCCGCAGTGCCGTCGATGAAGCAAAATTTCAGCTGTCCGTCCGGAAACTGCAGGAAACCAGGCAGATTCCGCTCACCCATAATCCCGTAGAAGCCGTGGAACTACTGGCAGATACCTTTCAGTTGACACAAAATGAACGGGGGGATATCTTGCGGCAATTGTTTTTAGGGAAAGATAACAGCCGGTATGGTTTGATTAATGCCATAACGGCTGCCAGTCAGCTATCCGTATCGTATGAACGAGCCACGGAACTGGAGCGGATAGGAGGCGAATTGCTGGCCTATCCGGTACCCAAAATGGCATTATCAATACCGATAACTATGCCATCTATGCGGAATGTAACGCCAAAAAGACCGTCCGTCACCTTAGTTAAGTAAGATAATGGATAGGTAAGAGCATAGCTATGAAACACATGACAGGTATCGTATTTGTCCATATAGCACTATATCCGACGCTTTTTTTGTTAGGAGGCATCTAGTATGTATCACACAGAAACCACACTGCACCAGATTACTGAAGAGGAATTGCTGACGGCATTTTTACCTAAGCAAAATGTGAACGAACTATTACGGGAATATCCCAGTTTATATCATATTTTATGGCATGCGTCAGAAGCACAATTACAGGGTATGACCGGTATGGGAAGGGAAAAAATAAAAAAAATTCAGTATTTGCGGGAAGTAGTGACACGGGTACAGCAGGAACGAACGGCGCCGATGAAACGTATCCGCGGATCGGCAGATGTTATACGTTCCTTTCGATTCTTACAAGACCGGCAGCAGGAAGAAGTTTGGGCACTGCTACTGGATACAAAACACCACATATTACAAAAACGGCAGATTACCATTGGTACCGTCAATATGTGTATGGCAGCCCCACGGGAATTTTTTCATGCTGCCGTACAGCAGCTGGCTGCTGCTGTTATTGCCGTTCACAACCATCCTTCCGGTGATTCATCACCTAGTACGGAAGATACGGTGGTTACGAAACGATTATTACAAATAGGCGCCCTTTTGGATATCCCGTTGCTTGATCACGTGATTATTGGAAAGCATGACTGTTACAGCTTTCGGGAATCAATGGATCAGGTGTGGAAAGAAGGCAGGTACGATGAACGAAGACAATAAGCGCAATCCGTATCTGGAAATTATTAATATACTGCGGCCTATCCGCAGCGGGCTTCATGAAAACAAAGGAGATGTATACGAATGTGGATTAAACTATTGGAAGTTGTGACAGACTGCCTGTTGGTAGTGATCAATACATGGAAAAAGTAGAGGGATAAACAGATGGTAATTCATCAAAAAAGACTGTTGATTCAGATAGGAAAACGCATTGCATGGTACCGGAAAAAACGAGGGTTAACGCAAGCTGCTTTTGCAGATCAACTTCATCGCAGCAGCAGTGCCGTTTCCCGCATGGAACGGGGAACGTATAACCATACAATTACGCTGGAGATACTCACGGATATTGCCAATATCCTGGATATTTCATTGCGAGATCTGTTGGAAAAAAAAACAACCGCTCTTTCTGAAGATACGCTAGAGAGACAAACAGATCAATAAAGTGATATAAGCAAAAACACCCCATACAGCCGTGCTATATGGGGTGATAGCACAAAGGAGGAATAAGAATTATGCCAGCAACCTTGTTTATTTGTCCCAATGGAACCCAGGTTCCCATTTCATAATGTTTACTTTCCTGCCCGCAGACGCAGCGGTGTATGTTTTTGCCGACGTTGCGAGCCATTGCGAAATCCTTGCATCGGGGAATTCAAGAACCGACCGTAACGGAATTGATCTCTGGTGTACGGGAAACATACTTAAAGAAAATGATATCCTATGCCGTCCATCCGCAGGATGTCTTATATGCGTTTCATGGACAAGCCGTGCATACGATTCATGAAGGATGTACCGAAGGAAATATGCTCAGTGAAATCCGCTTGAAAGACAAGATTACCAGTGGCAAATTTGACCTGTATGGTGCTATTTTACATGAAGGGGATGGCATTTTAGGAGATTTGAAAGTAACCAGCTCGTATAAACTGATGAAAGCGTTAGGTATCTATACGAAACGGATTGCCACTGGGGAAGTATACAAGACGGGAGTCCGTAAAGGGCAGGCGAAATACAAAAATGAATTACGGTATGATGGGGTACGGCATGTCTTAGATTGGGCGATTCAGCTAAATTACTATCGTATGTTATTGGAGCAGGAAGGCTTTGTGGTTCAGCAAATGTATATTCAGGCGCTATGCCGGGATCATACCCTGCGTATGGCAGCAGAACGGGGAATTACCGAATCTGTCTATCTTATTCCTATTCATGCGATAAGTGACAGGTGGATTCTGCGGTATTTTCATCGGAAAGCGAACCTGTTTCATGAAGCAATGCATACAAAGGCACTGCCACCCATCTGTTCTGCCAAGGAACGGTGGCATGACAGAAAGTGCAGGTCATATTGTGCTGGGAGAGACCATTGTCCGTATGCGCAGCGATTGCAACGGGAAAGACAAGCCGGGTAATATATTATATTCAAAGAGGGGATACATATAATATACAGATGTACATCCCTCAATATGGAAAAAGATACCATACACAGGGTCTAAAAAAGATCACGATCTCGCTGCCGATTGAGTGGCAGCGGGATTTCTTTATGATGAGGCAAGAAGAAGGGAGAAACACAGTATGGAAAATTTAGCGAAAAAAATAGTGGCAGTCATGCATGAATGCAGTTATGTAGAAAAAAATGGAAAAAATACCTTTCACGGATATCAATATGCTACCAGTGCGGATGTATTGGCAAAGGTCAATGCAGCGTTGGTAAAAAATGGCATTGCGTCTATGGTATCGCCTACCTTGCTAGATATGGTGGATGTGACGACAGCCAGAGGAAATACAGAAAAATTAGCAACAGTACAACTGACGATTACGCTGGTGGATACAGATACGGGAGAAAGCTGCCGGATGATGGGGATTGGTTCTGGGCAAGACAGCGGAGATAAGGCAGTCATGAAAGCAGAAACGGCAGCGATTAAATACGCCTATATGCTGAGTCTTGCTATGAGTACAGGTGACGATCCGGAAGGTGACATACATACAGACATAAATACTTCTGCAATTAAGACAATAAACCCAACGGTGGAGATTCCAAGACGGCAGGGCGAAATACAAATAAAAAAGACGCATCAGGGAAATCGCTGTAGTGATTGTGGGGTCGGAATTAATGATAAAGTAAAGACGTACTCCATAAGACAATATGGGCGCCCGCTTTGCATGCGGTGTCAACATAACGAAGTTCAGACGGCATAATCACATAGATAGAGGCAGGGAATGCAATATTATTTTCGCCTAAACTTTTTATTCTATATCCGGTGATATACTAATAATATAAAGAGACATAAAAAATAACTATCCATATGGATAGCCGATAAAAAATATATTATATTGGGTTTATTGAAGGGAGTACAGCATAATAGATAAGGCGCTATATCATACCGTGACTAATGTGAAGAGGTGCGGAAGAGGTGTAATCTTCAAATATTTACGTAGTGCAAAATGCGTATAGTACGCATAACAATGCGGATTATAAAACCTAATAAAAAAATGGTAGATAAGCTTGGGAAGCTCGTATTCTACCACTGAATTACATCCGCATGAACTTTTACTTGTTCATTTTACCAGTATTCATGCGGTTTGTAAAGGTTTTCGAAGAATTTTCTTGAAATACTGGTAAAATAAGGCCTCACGGCCTTTTATAATGGTTAACAATAGGCGGAAAAGCAGATAAAATCTAGCTTTTTCCGCCTTTTTTTATTGATTTTCTGAGTAATTGTTTTACTGTACATTTTCGCTGATTTTTAGTGATTTTTCTTCAAAAGGGGTGCAGGAGGGGTGCAGTTTGACCCTGAATACAAGCTCTACATTTATGGAATACAAGCTTTAAAGGGCCTATAAACCGCATGGTTAAGCGATTTTATGGAAAATAAAAAGGGGCAATGATTTATGAATGAAATGGTAATAAAAATACAATTTATAGTATCGTAGCATATCAAAGAGGCTCTCTAAGTGAGCCTCTTTTTTAGGAGGTGTAATTGTTGGCTACTGTAATCAATCGAGGAAATGGTCATTGGAAGCTTCGGGTCTATATAGGTCAAGATAAGGACGGCAACAAAATCCGTAAAAGTAAACGCATCGTAGCTAAATCCAAAAGAGCCGCTATGAAGGAACTAGATAAATTCAGACTACAACTTCAGGCAAAAGAATTACAAGCTGAAGAAGTAGCTGCTCCTGTCCATAAGGATATGGCAATTACCTTTGATAATTTTGTCGGTATCTGGGATAAGAGACATAATATCCATCTGGCCATGACGACAAGGGAACATAACCGGACACTGTTGCGAAACCGGATTCTGCCATTCTTCCATGACAAACCTATCGAAAATATCAACGTTGAAGATATCCGGGCTTTCATCTATGAACTTCACCAGAGTGAGATTCATCATAATTCTAGGCAAAAACAACGATTCTTGTCAGAGACGATGATTCACAAAAACTTTGCTCTTTTAAAACATATCCTGTCTAAAGCTGTTGAATGGGGCTATATCAAGGAAAACCCTTGTGACAGATTAGAACACAGAGAAATACCAAAGCCTAATTATCATCACTATCCCATTATTCAGGAAGAACAGCTGAAGAAATTGCTGAAGGCAATAGATGATTTACCTGATAACTACAGTGAATTGAAACACAGGGCTATATTTTATTTAACTTTGATGACAGGGATGCGAAAAGCCGAACGGCTATCGGCAGTTCAATACCGCCTACATCGAGATTCCCAAGAAGCAGGGCAAGTCGGAACTGGCGGCAGCGGTAGCACTCCTCTTATGCTGCGGCGACGGAGAACAGCGCGCCGAGGTGTATGGCTGCGCTGCCGACCGCCAGCAGGCATCCATTGTCTTTGAAGTAGCGGCGGATATGGTGCGGATGTGTCCGGCCTTATCCAAGCGGGTGAAGCTCCTGGCCTCGCAGAAGCGGATCATTTACCTGCCCACGCACAGTTTTTATCAGGTACTATCTGCCGATGCCTACAGCAAGCACGGTTTTAACGTAAGCGGTGTGATCTTCGATGAGCTGCACACGCAGCCGAACCGAAAACTGTTTGATGTCATGACCAAAGGTTCCGGCGATGCCCGAACGCAGCCGTTGTACTTTCTTATTACGACTGCCGGGACGGATACCCACTCCATCTGCTATGAAACCCATCAGAAGGCGCTGGATATTATCGCAGGACGGAAGATCGACGCCACCTTTTATCCGGTGATATACGGGGCCAAGGACACCGATGACTGGACGGATGTCAAGGTGTGGAAGAAAGCCAACCCGTCGCTTGGCATTACGGTCGGCATGGATAAGGTCAAGGCGGCCTGCGAATCCGCCAGACAGAATCCTGCCGAGGAGAATGCCTTCCGGCAGCTTCGCCTGAACCAATGGGTTAAGCAGGCAATCCGCTGGATGCCGATGGACAAATGGGATGCCTGCGCGTTTCCCGTACAGCCGGATGAGTTAAAAGGCCGCGTCTGCTACGGCGGGTTGGATTTATCCTCCACCACGGATATTACGGCCTTTGTGCTGGTGTTTCCGCCGCAGGATGAAGCAGACAACTATGTCGTGCTTCCCTATTTCTGGATACCGGAGGAAAACGTATCATTGCGCGTCCGGCGGGATCATGTTCCTTATGATGTATGGCAAAAACAGGGATTCCTGCACACGACGGAAGGAAACGTCGTCCATTACGGCTACATCGAAAAGTTCATCGAAACCATGGGCGAACAGTACAACATCCGCGAGATCGCTTTCGACCGCTGGGGTGCGGTGCAGATGGTACAAAATCTCGAGGGCATGGGATTTACCGTTGTCCCGTTCGGGCAGGGGTTCAAGGATATGAGTCCTCCCACCAAGGAACTGATGAAGCTGACGTTGGAAAAGAAGATCGCCCACGGCGGGCATCCGGTGCTGCGCTGGATGATGGACAATATCTTCATCAAATCCGATCCGGCGAGCAATATCAAGCCGGACAAGGAGAAATCAACTGAAAAGATCGATGGTGTTGTGGCTACGGTCATGGCACTCGACCGTGCCATCCGCTGCGGCAACGACAACAGCGAAAGTGTATATGACCAAAGGGGGTTATTGATTTTATGAGTATATTCCAACGTATATGGGGCAAAAAGACCATCAAAAAATTACGATTACCTGCAATCATCCAGAGTTATCGATGCAACATGATACGGATAGAAATGCCGTGTATGCTACAGAATATCAAAATATGCTCGATATTACCCTAAAAGCAGACAATGATTATTACGTCGGGAAAATCACAGTTAATGGTAAAGAACAGGGCACTGTCAGTTCGAATCATCAATATGCTTCTGCGTCTATGCCGATTAGTGATGGCATGATTGTCAGTGCCACGGATGCAGTTTTGATTCCCACCAGTCCCTTTACGACTGTGAACCTTACACTGCAAGGACAAGGCTCACAGTTCCTTTTAGGAAGTCTGCTGATGACCTTAGCGCAGAGTCCGGACAGTCCTAAGATAGAAGGGATTGTTGTTGTCGAGGATGCGGATAATAAAGGGATGATATTCCTGGTAAAAGAAGAACAGCGCTATGCTGCCTGTAAGGCTGAAGTCACAACGGGAACGGGGATCAAGGAAATCATAGACTTGACATATAATATAGACACAGATTTAGGGGCAACAATGTCTGGGAAAATTTCTGATACTTTATACACTTATTTAAAAGAGCGTTCGGAATCGAATGCAAAAGTGACACTACAGATTAAGGTGGTAGCGTAAGTATGTTTGAAAAAGTGAATATCCCTGATTGCATCGTCATCATCGGGCTGGTCATGGCACTGATCTTGGCGATTTTTTATGCCCTCAACGAGCTGGCCATGTCCATCGCTTCTGGCTTGCTCGGTTACATCGGCGGGACCGTGAAAACCGCTGTTCATCAGAAAGGAGAAGAAAAGCAATGAAAGTATTCCTGAACCCCGGCCATGCGCCGAACGGGCATCCCGACCCAGGTGCCGTCAATGAAGAAACGGGCCTACGCGAGAGTGATGTAGCATTGGCTGTTGGTAAATCCGCTGCAAGCTATCTAAATGCGGCAGGCGTAGAAACAGAACTGCTTCAATCTGACAGCCTGTATGAAATTTGAGAAACCGCCAATAGCAGTGATGCCGACATCTTCGTGTCCATCCACTGCAATGCTGCTGAAGCCGAAGAAGCCAACGGCACAGAAACCTGGGCCTGCACCGGCAGTTATCGTGGCAGCATGCTGGCCAACTGCATCCAGAGCCAGCTGGTCGATGCTCTCGGTACCACTGACCGGGGCGTGAAAATCGCAACGCCCGGCGTTAACGGCCTGTATGTTCTCACGAACACGGACATGCCAGCTGTCCTGGTCGAGTTGGCCTTCATCACTAATCCCGGCGATGAAGAAATCCTGGCCTATGCCCAGGATGCCCTGGCCAGAGCAGTAGCCCGGGGTGTTACTGATTATGAACAACTGATCTTGGGAGGTAAATGACTATGAACCGTGAAGAAATCAAGAAAGCCGTCGCCGATACGGTTGTATCTTTTGCCAGGAGCGAAGCCGAAGCGGCCATCAAGTCCATCGATCTGGAGGACATCCAGAAGCTGGTGGAAGCGCAGATGAAGAACCTCACAGACCCACTGGAAGCGGAAATCCAGACCACCAGTTGGTGGGTGAAGATTCGGAATAGGCTGTATATTACTTTGCTGCAGCAAGCGGTCAAAGCTATTGTGGCTGATGCAAAGCAGAAGATTGTATGAGAAAAGCCGGTATAGTACATTTATTAAATTTTCTGTATTGGAACTTTTTGTGAGTAGATATCTTACAATTAAATATGGTTAAATACGGTAATAGTTTTTGAAGGAAAAGAATGGTATATGAATGTAACAGTATATTATTGATAATAATATTCAAAATGTTCTGCGTAAATAAGAAGTGTTTTATATTTACAATTTACATATTCTAGCAATACGGTTCTGTGTAGCTTTTCACTGGTCCTACTAATATAATTACAAATTCTTCTTGAATATAGTGCTATTTATTTTATTACATAAAATGTTATGTTCTTAAAATACAATATTTTAAATATATTTTGATAAATAACTCTAAAATATTACTTTTTATTAACATAAATGTCTTGTGGGGGGGGGACGTTTATGCTAATATTAAGAGTAAGTAATGTCTACTGCACAAAAGCCACTTTTTGACACGGCAGCCATTTTAAGGCCCGTTTTACCTTCCACAGTAGTACCTGTAGGTAAAATAAAATTGGCGTACACTGAATAGCCTGGAGTTTTCCCAGGTTCAGTGCCAAAATAGACAGCGCTATCACACTCTGTGTCGTTTCTTTCAGATAGGTTCTGATTTGAGTAGGGCCAAACCGACGTTTCGCTAAACTGAAAGCTCGTTCTACTTCCACGCGATCGCAATTGTCTTTGTATTCTAATCGTCTGTCTCTGACAGCATCCTTCTTGGGCCGTCCTAAGGCCGGCCCCGACAACCGGATACCTCTTTCTTTACAATATGCCAGATTGACACGGTTGCGGTATATCTTATCGGCCAGCACCCGTTCTGGATAATGACCATATCGGTCTTGGTATCGTTCGATTTCTTGTGGTAGCAGCGTACTTTCGTTATAGGTTTCAAAACTCTGTCGTTCTAACCGTACCATGCCGTTCACGACGCTGATGTCCAACTTGGCGCCAAATTCTACAGGTGCTTTGACTTTGCCACGCACAATCGGCCGCAAAAATGGCTGACGCAGATTTACAATGCGGTGTTCCATACGATGGATATGATGATCATACATGTACTTCTGCTGCGCATACATCTGTTGTATCACGGTTAACTGTTGTTGATACTTGTGTGCCAGCTGTCTGCTGTCTTGTAACAGATCAGCGATATATCGCTGATCTCTGGCAAGGTATTGCAATTGCTTGCGGATGCCATGCCGCAGTTTCTTTGCTTTGTTTTTCTTGACGCGGACGATGTTCAAATAGTCCTTCCGGGCTTTGCGGCAATAGGTTCGCGGTTTCTTTCCATCAGTGGGAGTATGCAGCACGGTGATGATATGTTCCAGCTTTTCTCGTCCTTCATTTAACAATTCCATGTCCCTAGGATATTTGATACGAGATGGCGCACAGGTAGCGTCCACAATCAGCGTCCCTTCCTTGTCGGAGGTAGACGGCGGCGTATCATCATGATGAGAGTCCTCTTTCTTGTCTGTTTCTTTTTCAATGTGATGCGGCGCTTGTTTGGCAGCTTCTGCCTGTTGGATAATGAAATTGTTGATGGCTTCCAACCGCTTCGGTGTCAGCCGTTTACGAAACCGTGTCATGGCAGAGGCATCAAACGGCGCTTTTTATTCATAGCCAAGTAAACCGCAGAAGTATTGCAAATAGGGGTTTTCCTTGATTTGTTCGACAGTTTCTTCATCCGAGTACCCGTATTCAATTTGAATGAGCAACGCGCCTAATGCCATTCTGGCAGGCTTTGCTACATGGCCTTTGAATCCTTTGAACAGTTTTTTATATTTCTTTTCTACCAGGTCCCACGGAATGAATGCTGCTTTCTTGATCCAACGGTTGTTCGGATCCATTTGTAATCCCAAGGGCTGATTAAAATCTTCGAAGGAAAGTTGTTTAGAAGGAGTTTTATACATGTTATATCACCTGTGTGCAAGGATTTTGAGCTGTTTTCCACCATACTCATGCACGTATTATACTACGAAACACTGATGAATACTGCAGTTATGCACACTATTGGTTTGTGCAGTTTACATTAAGTAACATTAGGGTTTATTTATATTTGATATTGAAATATAGAGTAATATAGCCTGGAGGTTTTACTAGTGAAAAAGGTGGATGATAGAGAATTAGTCAGTCTTTTGTTTCAAGCAATACAGGCGATATGTGTTGATAGAGAAAAAGTAGTATCAAAATATACAGAGTATCCGGAACACCTCTTATTATCGGATATTATTGAACTGGATGCTGAACATAGGTATATTAAATATTTTATGAATGATGATAAGGGAAGAGTCTTATCTGTTCGCAAACCACAATTCACCAGTAGCCCACAACCACCTGATTCTGTGGAAAATTGGCTAGTTTCTGGGTGGGAATGTTATGCCAATAAGGTTGAACATAAAGACGTTGATGAAAATACCAATGAAAAATTTGAAGATTCTTCGAAACGTGTGCAAACATTTAATGATTGGGTAAAACAACGAGAAATCTGGGAAACAGAACAAAATCATTTGATGAAGATTGATCGAATATTTAAAAGAATTTATCAAATCAATAATGACTTTCGTAGAGATGCTGAAGAAAACGAGTTGTTATTTACATTTGGCATATTTAAAGATAACAGAACACATGGGTCTTCAGTGAATCATCCTTTATTTACCAAACGGTTACGTATTGACGATGAAGATATTACAAAAAATATTATAACGATATATGATACGGCGGAAGACTTGAAATTTGATTCAACTTGCTTAAGTGCAGTCACAGATACTAATTTTAATAATATTGGTGAAATAGATGCAAAAGTAAAAAATGAGGATTTTGCTATTTATGATAAATTTGAAGTAGAAAATTTTTTAAAGAGTGTGATTAACCTATTGACCCATTCAGGGGAGTATCTGGACGATAATAAACAGACGATTACGCAACAATTTACAATATCGTATTCGCCTTTGTTTGTTGTTCGGACGCGTAAATCTGGAATAGCAGATTTTATCAATAAGATTCAAGATGCATTATCAGATGGTATGGATATACCGCAATATCTCATTGATATTTTGAACCCGAAAAATCAAAATAATGATGAAGAAGTTACTGCTCTTACAACATATGATGAGTCAATTGAAAAAAGATTAGCTGCAGTAAGTGGCGAAGATCCAGATATTTATATGACTAAGCCGGCTAATAAGGAACAGCTGCGCATTGCACAAGAAATTGAGACCAATGCAGCAGTTGAAGTACAAGGACCTCCTGGCACCGGTAAAACCCATACGATTGCAAATCTTATTGGTCATTTTTTGGCACAAGGGAAAACTGTCTTGGTTACGAGTGAAAAAGTCAAAGCATTAACGGTATTGAAGGATAAATTAGACGACGAAATCAAACCTCTTTGTGTACCGGTTTTTGACGATAATCAAGGTGAAATGGAAAACTCTGTAAACTCAATAATGGGTAAAGTCCATGTACTCAATGTGAAAGATTTAAAACGAAAGATTGAAGAATGTAGAAAAAACAGACAAGAAATTATTGATCATCTCAATAAAGAACGTAAAACTATATTCGAGATACGAAATAAAGAAGCAAAGGATATTGTATATGAGGGGAAAAGTTATTCAGTTTTAGACATAGCAGATTTTTTGGCTAAAAATAATGATTTGCAAAAATATATTTCTGGAAAAGTTAATACAGGTCCAGATTTACCACTAACGATTGAAGAATTTAATGATCTGTATAAAAGCAATCAGATTTTAAGCCAGGCAGAGTGTCAAGAATTGGCATTGGATTTACCACCTTATGATTATCTCATTTCACCGGAAAAATTTCAGGAACTTTTACAAGATATTAATACCTATAATGAACATACAGAAGAAATTAAAGATTTTGACTATTCAGATTATTGTGAAGATTTTGAGAATAATCAGCTTATTTATAAGAATGAAGTTTTATTTGAGGCCCCCAACAGCGATGAACTCAGGAAGCTTCAGAAAATTTTAGATACTGGTCCTATATTGGATGATTGGCAATTTTCTATTATTCAGGATACAATTCTTGGACAAGGTTATAAGGCACGCTGGGAAAAATTAATAGAACGAGTCGAAATATTTTCAAATGCTGATAGTCAGTATCAAGTAGATTTAGCAGGAATGTCTATATCAATAGATGACAATTTGCAACAAGATGAACTTAAAAAGAATATTTCAGTTATCATTGAACAGTTGAAAAAAGGTAAAATTGGTTTCTTTTTTAAGCTTACACATGGTGACGCCAGTAAGGTTTTAAAGGGAATTCAAATTAATAATCATGAGTTGCGTACCGTTGACGAAGCCACTTTAATTTTGAAAAAAGTTAATCGTGATGAAGCCTATGATAACCTAAAAAATATATGGAATGATTTATTTGATCATTCCAGTATTTCTGATATGAATCATATAAAAGAGAATTTAGTCATTTATATTAGATCTGTATCAGACAAAATAAAGCAGGCACTGCAATGGGAAGATAAATGGTATAAAGTCTATGCTGAAGGATTATTGAGTTCAGGTTTTAATAAGTTATTATTAAAACCCAGAACGGAATATATTAAAAACATAAAAGAATATATTAGTTACATAACGCATAATGTCAAAAATTATATCCATATTGCGCTTATTTATAATGCAAAAAAACAAATTCATGATGAAATTTCCAAGACAGAAGATAATTTTAAAAGTGCTAAATTAAAACAGTCTTTAAATTGTAACCGTCTGCTACAAGCTTTATTAAATCACGATGGGGTTGCGTATATGAAAAGTTATGGCACATATGTGCAGCTGTATGATAAATATCCCATATATCGCAACAGATGTCGTCTATTGTTGAAGTTAGCATTAAATGCTCCGGAGTGGGCTAGTGAGATTGAAAATAGAGAAGGATTTAATAATTCCACGAAAATTCCTTGTGATTTGATGAAGGCTTGGAAAATAAGACAATTTAATATGATTTTTTATGATGTTTTTTCTGAATCGTTGGAAGAAAGACAGAGAAAGGTAGCAGAGTATAGTGTGGATTTACGTAAAAAAACTGCAGATTTAGCGAATAGTCTAGCTTGGCTGCATTTGAAAGAACATCTAGCTGGAAAAAAGGAAATTCAAAATAACTTAGCTGCTTGGACAGCATTGAATAAAAAAATTGGTAAGGGGACTGGTAAACGTGTACCTGAAATACGACGTCAGGCACGTAAATGTATGTTACAGGGACAGAAAGCTGTTCCTGCATGGATTATACCTGTGAAGAAGGCATTGGAAACTTTTGATCCGGTAGAAAACCACTTTGATATTGCTATCGTTGATGAAGCGAGTCAGTCTTCTTTGGAAGCATTGGCGATTACTTTTCTTGCGGATAAAATTATTGTGGTCGGTGATGATAAACAGGTAAGTCCAATGATGGTAGGCATGGATCAGAATAGGACAGATGACATATTGAAGAAATTTCTTGCCAGCTATATGAATAATTGGATGTTATTTAATGGGACAACGTCTTTTTATGAAATTGTAGGTCTGTCTTTCCAACCGCTTATGTTACGTGAGCACTTTAGATGTGTACCGGAAATTATAGGCTACAGTAATGAAAAATTTTATAATAATCAAATTTTACCGCTTCGTGATTCTACTTCATCTAAACTTTTACCGCCGGTAATTAATTGTCGTGTGGATGGTTTTAGAAACGGCAGAAAAAAAACAAATACAGTAGAAGCGAAAACGATTGTTTCTTTGATTATGGCTTGTTGGGAACAAGAGGAATATAGGAATAAAACCTTTGGCGTAATTTCTATGGTGGGAGAAGATCAGGCTAAAATCATCAGTAACTTAATCCTTAATAAAGTGGGTGATTATTCAGCCATTAAAGATCGAGAATTAATTTCAGGGAATGCGGCTTCTTTTCAAGGTGATGAACGAGATATCATTTTCTTGAGCATGGTTGATGATAATGATTCTGCAAAATTGGTAAGAGTTGCAAATATTGCCGAAAGATATAATGTAGCTGTTAGTCGTGCAAAAGATCAAATTTGGGTAGTCAATTCATTAGATTATACAGCTTTACAGAAGGACGATCTTAAATATGGATTATTGGAATATGCACAAAATTATAAAACACATCGTCAACAGGCGTTAGATATTGAACGTAAATCGGAATCTCAGTTTGAGGTAGAAGTTGCTCAATTTCTAACAACGACAGGGTATCATATAGTTCAGCAATATGAAGTTGGGTCGTATCGTCTTGATATCGTCGTGATTTATCAAAATCGAAAAATCGCTGTTGAGTGTGATGGAGAACGATTTCATTCGGGAGAAGTAAAAATACAGCAGGATATGGAACGTCAATGTATCTTAGAACGTTTGGGATGGCGCTTTATCCGCATTCCGGGTGGATTATTTTATAGAGATAAGGAAGATACAATGAAAGATGTGTATCGCCAACTTGGAGAGTATGATATTTATCCAGAAATAGCTGAAAATGATGCTAAGGAGGAAACTAGCGACTTATATGAACGAGTTGTGCGTAGAGCTCGCGAAATCAGAAAATCGTGGGATGACGATGTGGATGAACCGGCAGATTTGCCGATTAATGTACAAAAGCATCTTATTGGCGCAAATTCTATTGTGGCCAGCATAACGGGGAATTCTAAAGATGCTTCATCTAATGGTGTTAATAATAGTTTACATAGACAACAGACAAAGTCGATACAGATAAGTATGGAACATACAAAATATGCAGAAAAAACTACTTCCAACCCAGGCAATGGCATAATGAGGACAATAGTTCTCGATGAAAGAAAAGGTAAGAAAAAAGGTGAAAAAATAATGCCAACTAATATTGATTCAAAACAAGTAGGTAATACTTCGAATCATATTGCCATCGGTATGGTTATTATGCATAAGATTTTCGGAGAGGGGATTGTAAAATCTATTGATGATGGGTATGTTAACGTTATTTTTGACGACGAAAAACTAAGACGATTCCAGGTTCCACAGGCATTCAAGTTGGGATTTTTAAAAATGAAAAATTAGTAATATTGTGCAAAAATGTTTGGAGAAAGTATACTTACGATAAAATTCAAGACCAATGTTAAAATAGAATACAGGTATAAGCTAACAGGCGCTTTCATTCTGTTTACCGCATGGCAGGTAATCAATGCTCAGATAAATTATAGAAAAACACAACACTGTTTTATTTATATTAACAATAATTGTCGAAATTAATGCGTGATGGTTAATCAACAATCAGGAGATGTATTATGAAGATAACTAATCTTGAAATTCAGAACTTTCGCGGTATAAAAGAAAGCAATATTTCATTTCCCTGTGATACGCGCTTAATATGTCTTATTGGTGGTGGAGATAGCACAAAATCAACACTTTTGAGGCTCTTCTGGCATCTCTGTGGGTAAGAAATGCCGCTTTCCCTTGTAATCAAGCCACATTGGGGACATTCGACTTTCGATTAGGAAGTGGGATGCGGATATCTGAGCATACTAGGTACACCATATCCATCATGTTTTGAATATTCCTAAAGCCATATGCCTTACGGATGATCAGCTTGATTTTGTTGTTAGTTGCTTCGATTCTCGCATTACTCAGACCGAGGCAGATCGTATTAAGGATATGCTTCTTGTGACGTTTGATCTTTTTGTAGAGAGCTTTGAAAGCAGGTATTCTGCTATGGCTCGCCCACCAGAGCCAGTGTTTCAACTCAGCCTCCGCCTGCTCAACATCAGTTGACTTTAACAGAAGCCGCAGTGATTCTTTTAGGCAGTAAGCCCTGTACAACTGAGGATCCTTCGCCTGGATTATATCCAACCGGGTCTGCTGCTTTTCGGTCAGGTGTTCATGAGCTTTGCCAAGCGTGTAGCTGGAATTCTTGATTTCGGATGCCTTGGCTCTAGCCGCCTGAACTTCGGAGACGATTTTGTCACCGGCCTTCGGACGGCCTCGCTTCTGTGGATTATCCCTGGACATTTGCTTTGCCTTCTCATAGGCAACACGCCAGCGATCCTTACGGACTGCGTCAAGCGCCTCCATAGCCCATTCGACGACGTGGAAAGGATCTACACAGCGTTCACAATCAGGAGTAAACTCATTGACGCAGTCGGTGATCCAACGTGCTCCATCACCAGTAACAACTTTGATGCTGGCGAGCTGATCGTCAGTGAGACTTTTATAAAACTGTTCGAGCACAGATTTGCCGTGCCCATCGGCGACCCAGACAACTGTATTGGTATCGTGATTTACGACTATCGTGATGTACTTGTGCCCCTTCCGGTAACTAGTCTCATCGATACCGATATTCACCAATCCATTCAAACGCCTGGCTCGTTCCGGCTCCAGGTCTCGCAAAGCTCTGGACATGCAATTTCCAACGGTCTGCCAGTCGATCCGCATGTAGCTAGACACAGCGCTGCGTGGTAAATATGTGGCAAGCCATGCAACTGTCAGAGCGAAATCCTTTGTGAAACTGCTCTGGGCATACGCCCATGGAACAGCAGCGGTGATAACACCATGTTCCGGGCAGATGATTCGATGGGTAGCCGCTTCGATCTCAACGATGATTCCTGAAAAGTCCAGCCCACGCCAGATCTTATTTTTCTTGGTCGGCCGGTCGTATCTGGGGAGGTGTCTTCTCCCGCAGAAAGGGCAGTCATCCTGATGCCAAGCAGTAGGACGAGCCTTGATCCGAAGATGTGTGACACCATCCACATCATTGTAGAAGTTGTAAGATTCTACAACAGTGTTCTTGACATTGAGAAGTTTTTTGCATAAGGTATCAGCAGAAGCCATCTTGATTCTCCTTTATCGTTGATGTTTGGTCACTGATACTATACAGGAGTCAGGGTGGCTTCTCAATATGTGATTGTTAAAAACAGTGGGCGAGGCAGAGGCTACTTACCCACAATCATGCCCGAAGCCTCTAGATAATTAAATATTAATAGTTTAAAACCGCGAGTGGTCCTAATTGGATCATTCGCTTTTTTATTATAATTTTGAAGGTTCTTAACGATCACTTATCTGTCCTTTTACTCATAGAGGTAATTACCTCGTAACGATTAGGAGGTGTCCGATATGACGGACGATGAGAAAAGGCAGATTACCGTTTTGCGCCGAGACGGTCTGGGATACGGGAAAATAGCACAGCAAATAGGCATTTCGGTCAATACAGTCAAGTCATTCTGCCGCCGGAGCAATCTGGTAATTTCCACTGGTGGAAAATCAGTGTGTGAATGCTGCGGCAAGCAGATAGAACAGGTCCCGGGACGAAAGCAAAAACGCTTCTGTTCGGATAGTTGCAGAAACAAATGGTGGAACAGGCATCTTGACTTGGTGAAGCGGAAAGCGGTTTATACCTTTACCTGTCCGAACTGCAGCAAAGTATTTAAGACCTACGGGAACAGTCAACGGAAGTTCTGCTGCCATGCCTGTTATATTGAATACCGTTTCGGCGGTGGTCGCCATGGATAAGAAAACATTTCAAAATGAAGCGTTGTTCCTGATGACATTGCATCTGATGCAGTTGATGCGTGACGAAAAACTTATCACGGAGAGCGAATATCATATAGCAGAGCGCCAGATGCTCGAAAAATATCAGCCTTTTTCCGGCTCTTTATACACTTGATAATTGTATCAAACAGAGTGATATATAGTGTTGGAAAGGAGTGGATTCTATGCGAAAAACAATCCTTAAAGTCGAGCATCCGGTATCGCCGTTCAAAAAACAAAAGAAAGTAGCAGCCTATGCTCGTGTTTCCGTGGAATCAGAACGGATGCAGCATTCACTTTCGGCACAGGTCAGTTATTATAGCGGCCTTATTCAGAAGAATCCTGAATGGGAATATGCCGGTGTCTATGCAGACTATGGCATTTCCGGTACAGGAATGGCGAAGCGGGATGCATTCAACAAAATGATTGCTGCTGCAGAAATTGGAAAAATCGATATCATCCTTACAAAAGCCATTCAGCGGTTTGCCAGAAATACGGTTGACCTTTTGAACACGGTACGACATTTAAAGGATATCGGCGTCGAAGTATGGTTTGAAAAGGAAAACATCCATACCCTGAGCGGCGAAGGTGAGTTGATGCTGACCATTCTTGCATCCTTTGCCCAGGAAGAAAGCCGATCCATCAGCGAGAATATCAAATGGCGGGTGCAGAAACGGTTCCAACAGGGCATGCCGCCTGCGAAGTTCTTCATATATGGCTATCGATGGGAAGGGGATAAACTTGTAATTGTTCCGGAGGAAGCAGCTGTTGTACGGAGAATATACCAAAATTTCCTTGACGGGAAATCACGGGTTGAGACAAGACGGGAGCTTGCGGCGAAGGGCATCAAAACCAGGCATGGTAATAACTGGGGTGATCCCAGCATCAAGCAGGTACTTACCAATATTACCTATACCGGTAATCTCCTGCTTCAGAAAACATATATAGAAGATCCTATTACTAAAAAAGAACGGAAAAACCGTGGCGAGAGAACAAAGTATTTTGTCGAAAATACTCATGAAGCCATTATTGATAAGAAAACGTTCGATTATGTACAAAAAGAAATGGCATGCCGATGCAAATTAGGGCCATTTGCTAACAAGTCACTACATACGACATGCTTTACGGGAAAAATAAAATGCGGTATTTGTGGAAAAAGTTACGTCAGTAGCAAACGGAAATATAAAGGGCGGCATATCGGGTACTGGGGATGTACATCCCATAAATATAAAGGAAAGAACTGTGGCGCAAAAGGAACTATTCCGCAAATCGTGCTGGAACGGGAATGCGCGGCTGTTCTTGGATTGCAGAATTTTGATAAAAACATATTCCTTGAAAAAGTTGATACAATTACTGTACCTGAATATCGTGTCATGGTATTTAACATGAAAGATGGCCGAAAAATTATCCGGCACTGGGAATCAACTGCAAACAAGGATCACTGGACGGAAAAACTCAAGGACAAGCAAAGGGTTTGGACGAAGCAGTACCGGATGAGCGGGAAATCGAAGCGGTATTCTGCTTTTACAGATCGGATTCTATGCGTTCAATGTAACATCTGCTTCAAACGCTGCCTGGACAAGCGAAAAAACGGGAAAGTTGCTTACTGGCGATGCAAGCTCTCGGGGAAATCCTGCAAGGTTCCGGGCATACGGGAGAAATCATTGAAGCAGATTGCAGCAAATGTGCTCGGCCTACCAGCATTTGATGATGCCGCATTCCGAAAACAGATAGACCATATTGAAACTGGAAAAACTGATGAGCTGACATTTTGTTTTACTGATGGCAGGAGAACAAGCTGCAGTTGGCCACCGGTTAAAACGGGAAATTGCTGAATACATGAAGGGAGGTGGAAACTATAGTGGAAGCGCGAAGAGTACATACCATTCCGGCAGTCATCAGTCGCTACACCGCAGAACCCATCAATAGCCACCGGAAACGGAGAGTGGCCGGTTATGCCCGTGTATCGACAGATCATGAAGATCAGGTGACAAGCTATGAAGCACAGGTTGATTATTACACCTCGTATATTAAGGGCAGGAACGACTGGGAGTTTGCCGGTATATACACGGATGAAGGAATCTCGGCAACCAATACCCGTCACCGTGACGGGTTCAATGCGATGGTAAGGGATGCGCTGGATAATAAGATCGACCTTATTATCACGAAGTCGGTCAGCCGCTTCGCCAGAAACACCGTAGACAGCCTGACGACGGTACGCAAGCTAAAGGACAAGGGCATCGAGATATATTTCGAAAAGGAAAACATCTGGACGCTTGATGCCAAGGGCGAACTCCTCATCACCATCATGTCCTCGCTTGCCCAGGAAGAAAGTCGGAGCATTTCCGAGAACACGACATGGGGACAGCGGAAACGTTTTGCCGACGGGAAGGTCAGCGTACCGTTCAAGCAGTTCCTTGGGTATGACAAAGGGCCGGATGGCAATCTGGTCGTAAACAGGGAACAGGCAAGGGTAGTGAAGTTGATTTACAGGTTGTATCTTAGCGGCTATACGTTTCACTCCATAGCCAGTGATTTGACGGAACGGGGTATTAAAACTCCTGCAGGGTGTGATGTATGGAGTCCAAGCACTGTCAGAAGTATTCTTACGAATGAGAAATATAAAGGCGATGCGCTTCTCCAAAAACGCTATACGGTGGATTTCCTGACTAAGAAAACAAAAGCAAATCATGGCGAGGTTCCGCAGTACTATGTGGAAAATGATCATGAAGCCATCATCAGTCCGCAGGTATTTGACTTAGCGCAGGAAGAAGTAAAAAGACGTGGCGGCAAGCGGCACAGCGGCGTCAGTATCTTTTCGTCGAAAATAAAATGTGGCGACTGCGGCGGTTGGTACGGAGCCAAAGTTTGGCATTCCAATGATAAATACCGCAGGACTATCTACCGCTGCAATGATAAATTCAAGCATCACTGCAATACGCCGCACCTTACCGAAGAAGATATCAAAGCCATTTTTGTAAAAGCCGTGAATAAATTGGTGGGGAATAAGGACAAAATCATTTCCAATATACAACTAATACGGGAACAACTGTGTGATACGGCAAATCTTGAAGATGAGCAGGAACGGCTGAATCAGGATCTGATTGCGCTTACCGATATGACGGAAAATTGTATTGCTGAAAATGCACGGGTTTCCCAAGACCAAGTGGAATACCATGAACGCTATGACAACCTTGTTAGTCGATATGACCGGACAAAAGAACAATACGAAGCCATTACCGCAAAAATTCAAGGTCGACGGTCACGAAACGAAAAATTGGGAGTTTTCATCAACAATCTTAAAAACCAGGACTTGATAGGAAAATTTGATGAACGATTGTGGTGCAGCTTGGTTGATTGTATTACTGTTTACAGTAAACATGATATCAGAGTGACATTTAAGGATGGGACAGAAATCAAAACATAGCCATCATTTTGCATGATGTTATTCTAATCAAATAAATGTGGATGTAAAGGTTAGATAGTAAATTGCTTGATGGTGTAAATTAGTAATTAATGATGTGCTATAATGGGCGTATAAGGCGTTCCGATAGGTTCAACATTAAAGCTTGTCACCATTAGGCAATACGGATGTTATTATAATTATGGCAGCCGTCGGATTATATGTACGGTAATAACAAGGCTATGACTATAATATACCAGGATGCAAAACAAACAATTGCATTTGTGAATGGTGTGCTTTACAATTACATCAGGGAATGTGGGATCATGATTCTATATAGCATCATGGCATTTCTAAACGGAACTTTTGTAAAGGTTGTTACATTAGAGCTGATTATTGTTAGCCTTGAAATGGGAAATTGAATTTTTTGAAGGAAAGGTTTGAAAATCATGAAAAAACTAGGATTAATTGGTGGTACAGGACCGGAGTCGACTATACCGTATTATCGGAATATTGTATTTGGCGTTAAAAATAAGGTTGGGAAAGATTATTTTCCTAATATGACCATAGAAAGCTTGAGTGTGTTTGAAGTATTGGGAAAATGTGCGATAGGCGATTATACGGGCCTTGCGGAATATATGGCTGCCGGCGTCGCAAATCTTACTGCCGCAGGATGTGATTTTGCTGCTTTTACCGGCATTACACCTCATATAGTATTTGAAGAGGTACAGAAAAGATCGCAGATCCCAATTGTCAGTATGGTTGATACAACGTGCAATAAGGCAAAACGCTGCAAGTATAAGAAAATTGGCCTTTTGGGTACAAAGGCTACCATGACCGGTACTTTTTTTCAGAAACCTTTTGAGGCTGAGAAAATAAAAGTTGTAACGCCTGATATCCATGATATTGAATATATCAACGATAAAATTTCGAGTGAACTGGAAAATGGTATTGTGCTTGATGATACAAGACAGCATTTTATAGATATCATAGAGAATATAGCTGACCGTGATTCTATAGATGCGGTCGTATTAGGCTGCACAGAAATTCCTCTTCTTTTTCAATCGATCGATCCGCCGGTTCCGGCATTGGACCCGATGAACATACATATTGAGACGTTGATTGATATGATACTGGAATAGAAGTATTCATGTTTTTGGAAAATGAATGTCGTATAGCTGTGTGTGTGACAACAATACAACAAAAAAAGAGGATGCATATGTCGGTAGATATTATATTGGGTTATGATAAAAAAGATGATTTAAAAATGTTGTTTACGGAATATACGGAAATGCTCGTTGCGAATGATGCAACGTTTGCGGCATCGTTGAAAATGCAAAATTATGATGAAGAAATAGACCACTTGCATGATAAATATGGTATGCCTGATGGGAGGCTCTATATTGCATATGTGGATGGGTCCCCGGCCGGCTGTGCAGCATTTCACCGCTATGATACAGCACGATGTGAGGGAAAACGTCTCTATGTGCGGACGCAGTATCGCGGTCAGCATATTGCGACATTACTTATGGATAAAATCATGCAGGATGCCAGGACAATTGGGTATCAATCATTTCTTCTCGATACATTGCCATTTCTCAAAGAAGCAGTCAAAATGTATGAAAAATACGGATTTCATGAGATCCCTAACTATTATGATTCACCTGTTACAACCACTATTTATATGGAAAAAGAATTGTGAAATGATGTATTACGTTATCAGATGTACAAAAACCTAAGTATGAGGTGGCAGGCATGACAAAGAAAAACGGGCTGCAATTTATTTTTACTGCGGACTTTTTTTATCCTAAAATTGCAAGTTCAAATTGAACACCTTTAACCAAATAATTTAAGCTGCATAGACGGTATCTAAATAAGCTTCAAATAAATCATCAGGCGTATCATACTCAAGGGACTTTCTAGGTAATGAATTCATATCCTCTGCAAACCAGAGAATCTGCTCAGCAGAGTAGTTTTCGATAGACTTTCCTTTAGGTACGTACTTTCTGAAAATGCGATTGTGACGCTCATTTTGAGCTCTCTCATAAGAGCTATATAGATGAGCAAAATATACCATTATACCATATCGTTCTAACTGAGATAATTCCGCAAACTCAGTTCCGTTGTCTGCTGTAATTGTTTTAAATACAGTAGCAAATTGTGATCCATAATATATTTTGAGACTACGTAAAGCAGCTTTTACAGATGCTACATCTTTACGTCGAATCTTAATAGCAATGAATTTATGCGTTACTTTCTCTACTAAAGTTAGTACCACAGCCTCTTTACCTTTACGCTTACCAACGATAGTATCTATTTCCCAATGACCAATCTCAAGATGTAGCTTAACGATATCTGGTCGTTCATCAATACTTCGGCCAAAGATGCGTACGTTCTTTGCTTGTTTAGGCTTTGATTTTTTACGACTAAGCAGTTCTGGTACATCGAATAGGGATAATGGTAGGCGTGATTGATTAAGGGCGTTATACAGCGTTTTAGCACATACAAGTTCCTCTTCAGTAAACAGATTATGCTTCTTAGCATAGCCAGCACATACGTCTAATGACCAGTTAGCTTTTTTAACTTGCTCTGCAACCCAAATAGCAAATGGACTTTCAGACGTAATGCGCTGTTTACGACCAGAACGTTTTCTGTTTTCATAGTAAACGGCTTGACCTCGACTAGGTACATACTCTGTTGGTCTGCCTCGATGTGTCGTCTTAGTTGCAGTGCCACGTTTTAATTCGTAGCCCACAGTACTAGGTGAGCAATTAAGTGCTTTTGCAATCTGGCGATAAGAGTAACCTTGCTTATGGAGCGCTTTGATTTCGCATCGATCTTCAAATCTTAAGTGTTGTCCTCTTTCGCGAGGTAGGGTATTAATGGTATTATTTAGGTAGTCCATAGTGATTGCCTCCGGTTAATATTGTGTCGTAACTTAATTTTACCATTGATGCAATCCTATGGATCTTTTTATTTAGTTTTAGTGTTCAATTTCATTCTACAATTTACGGACTTTTTTTATCTGGATGATGGAGATCAAATACTTGATGATAAAACAGGACAATGGCGGGACTTGTTTCGGAAGGATGCTGCTAAAGCCCTGTATCAATTGGGATTTGCCAACGTATGTGGAGATGAAACTCCTTCTTTCGCTTTCCTGCATCATCTTGCAGCTGCATTTCTCGAACAACTGACACGTCTGCCGGAATTGGAACTTGTTCGCGGGCAGGCCGTTGTCAGCTTGTCGGATGATCAGTGCGGTGCATTGCTGCAGACAGTACCATATGCGCTGGGGGCGGAATACATAGATGTAGCTTGGCTGCGCCATGCTTTCCTTTGTCTGCAGCAGGAATTTTCCCGGGATATAGCCGATTATCCAGGCACAGTATCTCTGTATTTGGCGGAACGAAGTCAGAATCTGCGTGTACCGGAGCGGATCTTTTTCCATTTGGTGGAAAATCGGAACGATGATGAATTCCCTTTTGCGTTTCTAGCGACGTATGCTACACGCGACACAAGTGACAGTGTGCGTCACACGCCGCTGCAGTTTGCCCTGACGGAATTCAAGGATCAGAGGAAGACACTGTTGGCACTTCTTGCTTGTCTGGATAAAGCGGCGGAGGTATCATCTTTGATCGCAGATTTTGTGAAATCTGGTGAGATGTTCCATCCCTTGCGGTTACGAGCTGATGAGGCATATGATTTTTTGAAACATGTTGAAGATATTGAAGAAACCGGGATCTTATGCCGTATTCCCAATTGGTGGAAACGGAGAGATATGGCTGTTTCGCTGACGGTTCGGTTGGGTGAGAAAAAAACGCCGATCCTTGGTTTTGATACGCTGATATCTATGCAGCCAGGTCTGATGGAATGGTGAGATGCTGACGCAACAGGAAATTAAGAAACTTCTGGCACAGACGGAAGGATTGGCTTTGCTCAAAGGTAAATGGGTGGAGGTCGACCATCAGAAGCTGAGAGAACTATTGACGGAGATGGATCGATACCAAGGTGAATTATCACTGCGGGAAGCACTGCGTTTAGTTACCTGCGAAGTTTGAGTATTTTAATAAATGAGGAGGTCGGGTTATGAAACGGTTGGCTCAAATTTTATTGATGGTGGTTGTTTTTCTTTGCACATCTACGGCATTTGCATCATTTACAGTTGTTAAAAATATGACATGGCATACATCTTATGATGGTCTTGAAAATAACTGGAGTGACTCCTTTACTGAAGGAAAAAATAAATATATGTTTTATTGTAATCATAATGAGACGGCTCCATCAGAACTGGTTATCAAACAAAAAGGGAAAGTAGTCTATACTAAACAACTTCCGCCAATAGGAAAGATGTCGACAATCAAGGCTATTCAAATTAAAGATGATTCGACAGGACGTATTTTTTATATAATTAACAATTTTGCTTTCGGCTTTATTATAGGATATGATCCTGTTAAAGGGGAGTGGCAGGAATATGTTGATAAAAAAAATTATTATACTCCTATTCATGGATATCAAGGCATTTCAATTCGTCACGGTGATGTAGTGATATATAATTGTGGTGGGGTATATGATAATCAAGTGTATCGTCTGTTTTGGGATAAATCAGCCAATTGGTTTGGCTATGAGGATTTGGGATTTTCTAGAAGAGGGTATTTTGATGATGCATTAAATCAGAATCCTAAATATCGTCCTTTATATGCTCATATGGACTATGAACAGTATCTTGTTGTTGATTCTATTTTTACTTGGCAAGATGATGATACTACGTGGGTTTTTGATGCGGACATCGTGGATGCTTTTAGAAATACAGATTTGATTGTAAGTAAAAGGTCCGGTAAATATAAAATTAATAAGCGCACACGTCAAGCCTGGGCATGGAATAGCAAGGAAGAACAATATAAAGAATTACCAATGTTTTCAACACCATACGGTTTTCAAATGGCGTCATCTTCTTTGGTTAACTGGTGCTATATGATTAAGTATGGACAATTTCTGGGTAATAATCCTTCTGTTACAACGCATCCTTTAGACATATATAATGGTAATTTCTAGAAGAGAATAAGAAACAAACCCGGTAGCAACAGAAAATCCAACAAAAGTTGGTTTTACAGCTCATGAGACCGCGGCATAATGTTTGTCGTGATTTTTCCATAATATCCTTGTTTTGCACACGGGGGTGTGCAAAATCCGGCTTATCGTTGCATTGTATCAAATACATGGTAGGATTGGATGGACATATACACGACAGGCGCGACACTGGAAGCCTGTGCAAAAACACTCAAGTAAAACGGCGCCGCCGGCGTGACAGGATTGGTCATCGCCAGCGGCGCACTGTAGTATATGTAGACTCCCATAGCAAAAAAATGGTTTCTTTGGTTCTTATTTTATATAACGGATCGTATCCTGACATGTGATTTCGAAGACTAATGAATTTTCTGTGAAAAATACATCTAATGATTGCTCCCGATCTGCCGATAGGCTTTTCCTTACTATCCAAGTTAGAAATTGTTTTTGCGTTGCTTTAGATGAAATGAAAAAAGATATAAGACAGCAGGATAAATGGGAGAATTGATAAAAATGAAAGAAAAAATGGTGTAGTAGAGTAATGCAATAGAACTTTCTGATCTTTTCAGCCCAAGCAGAGAGCGGCGGACACCATAGAGAGGCGATATGAAGCAGGGACACGTTGGTTGACATAAAAGATGATGGAGTATTGTTTGATGTAGAGGTAAATACAATTATCCCCCCATTTGAAGATATATAATAGTCTAGTGGTATAATGAAGTTGTAACACCTCTGTCTAATAGATTACAATGAATCTATCAGAGAAAGAGGGATAAACATGAAGCAATATGATGAAGAATTTAAGAAGAAAATAATTCGCCTTCATTTAGAAGAAGGACGGAGCTTAAAAGGACTAGCCGATGAATATGGTGTATCAAAAGCCGCTATATCAAAATGGACTAAGCTATATTGCGAAGAATGCCAAACAACAGCAAGCATCTGTGAGAAATCGCAGATGCTTTTTTCATACTTTTTTTAGGAGGGTTCCATGAATATATCCTATTTATGTAAGCAACGTATAGTGAAACGCGACTGGGGAAGTAAAATTCAAAAGATTTTCGTATTAGTAACCATTGGGATAGTCAATGGCGGAGACCGGAAGAATTCCGTTGTTGGGCTCAAGAAACGAGGGTTTTGCGGAGTCCATCTGATTATTACCGGAACGCAGGATGATAGCTTATGAGGTTGTGTGTGAAGCGGGCGCCATGAATGGGGCCCCTACGAAACCGGGGAAACGTTCCATAGGAACGCATTGTTTCATACCCCGATCCTGCGATAGTGTATATGAGGAATAGTGAATTGTTTCTCCTGCACCGTAGGGGCGTAATTCATTACGTCCGCCATTCTTCACGGGACATTCCCACCCTGATTCTCACTGTGTAAATCCATACAATGCCATGTGTGTATATAGCGGGCGCCATGAATGGGACCCCTACGAAACCGGGGAAACGTTCCATAGGAATGCATTGTTTCATACCCCGATCCTGCGATAGTGTATATAAGGAATAGTGAATGGTTTCTCCTGCACCGTAGGGGCGTAATTCATTACGTCCGCCATTTTTCATGGGACATTCCCACCCTGATTCTCACTGTGTAAATCCATACAATGCCATGTGTGTATATAGCGGGCGCCATGAATGGGGCCCCTACGAAACCGGGGAAACGTTCCATAGGAATGCATTGTTTCATACCCCGATCCTGCGATAGTGTATATAAGGAATAGTGAATGGTTTCTCCTGCACCGTAGGGGCGTAATTCATTACGTCCGCCATTTTTCATGGGACATTCCCACCCTGATTCCCACTGTGTAAATCCATACAATGCCATGTGTGTATATAGCGGGCGCCATGAATGGGGCCCCTACGAAACCGGGGAAACGTTCCATAGGAATGCATTGTTTCATACCCCGATCCTGCGATAGTGTATATAAGGAATAGTGAATGGTTTCTCCTGAACCGTAGGGGCGTAATTCATTACGTCCGCCATTTTTCATGGGACATTCCCACCCTGATTCTCACTGTGTAAATCCATACAATGCCATGTGTGTATATAGCGGGCGCCATGAATGGGGCCCCTACGAAACCGGGGAAACGTTCCATAGGAATGCATTGTTTCATACCCCGATCCTGCGATAGTGTATATAAGGAATAGTGAATGGTTTCTCCTGAACCGTAGGGGCGTAATTCGTTACGTCCGCCATTTTTCAT